CGATCTTCCGACCGCACCGGCAACATACGCCTTTGCGCCGATTTCCCGCGGCTTGATCCTACCGGGGACCTTTACGGTGCAGGATGTCGCCATGCCGCAGGGTGCGGCGGCGATATAAGCTGGCGACCGTTCATGCGGTTCGACGATGTAGATGATGTGCTCAAGGTGAGCAGTGCAGCGTTTTGTGTAGCCCAGCAGCTTTTCCATTTCTGCTGCGGTGTGATATGTTTCCTGATCGTCGGTGATGTCAACATACAGTTTCCAGAATCCCGGTGTCCCCCCATACGAGAACCATTCCTCAATTCTGGCTTTTTTGTAAATTGTCTCCACCTGTTCACGAACAGCCTTTACCGTTCCTGCATAACGCTGGATTTCAATTGCGGTTCTTACGAGCTTACGCTTCGTCTCAATATCGGCGGCAGAATCGTACCATTCGATTTTGAGATAGATTGCCATTTGATCCAGCATTCCCTCGCTACAGTTATCCACATCCGAGAACGTCATGCCCGTTGCCAGATATTCCAGCATCCGGCCTTGAAGTTCCCCGTATACTGCAGACAGCACCTTTGCCCACGGCTGTTCAGCAACGACCCGCGGCAGTCCATCTGCAATTCTCGCGTCCTGCAGCTTAATCATCCTCGACACCTCCGTAGATGATCGTCGGGGTTCCGCTCAGTTTTGGGATTTGCACTGTTGCTTTTTCCAAATCCGAACCGCCTTCGACTACCATGTAAACCGGTTGTCTAAGCTCTACTCGTTTTACGCCAGCGACACGCAAGCGATAAATCAATTCCATCGGGCTAATGTCTCTCCCGATGGAGCGCTGCCACTGCTGAAATTCCTCAACAGCTTTTGTAACGTTTTCCTGAACAATACTTGCGCCCTTCGCGTTGCCCGCTCCGATATAATAGGTAAAGTCAATTCCGTACTCCACTTCTTCCGGGGCCTTACAGATCACCTGATCTGTCATGGGGCGTCGAGCTTCGTTCATCAGATATGCTTGCATTTCGCTCATATCCTTTTCACTCGGCATCCTTCCGCCCGTCAGCATGAAAAAGATATACACTGTGCAAGGCTGGCTCCGTGGACTGACTGCAATTGCATTTTCCACATCAGAGCGGAAGCTCATTGCCCAATACTCGTAGGCGTCTCGCGGCCCTGCGCAACTATACGTTGTCGGTGACAGCCAAATCCGCCGGGTCAAGCTATCGTCGCTTTCCGCGTCTGCGCCGCCGCTGGATGTATCCACATTCTCCACTGCCGCAACATAAGGAATGGCGTCTACCAGCGTATCGACAACGCCGATTGGAACGTCGTTTCCGCTGGCTCCTACCACCTCGGCTTGCGCCAACACATCAACATAGGTCTCGCCAATGGCAATCTGTGCATAGGCCGCTGTGGCAAAATAAATACCCGCGGCAGTTCTGACGCGGGTTCCCTGTGGAATCATTACAACTGTTTTTTGTTCAGCCGAAAGATTAAATCGGATTGTCACCGTTGCATAGGTTGCTTCATTCCGCTTCACGCCGAACGGAAGCCCCATATTATCCAGCGCTGCACCCGTTGCTGTTTTCAGCAAGGCGCAGCGGGTTCTTTTTTCTGCAACCTGCAGCACCATGTAATACAGCTCAGAAATACTTTTCAGCGTAAGAGTGATTGGGTCAGCACTGTGCAACGGCGGGGTTGTTCCGTTTACCGCTTTGTAATTTCGGGTGTAAATTTCTGTCACCAGATTATTTACATCCTCAAGCGTCATATTATCTGTGACGCTATACTCCGGGATTTCGGCAAATTCAGCGATATTAGACAATGTTTATCACCACCTTCGGTCGAATGTTCCCCTGCTGGCTTCGGCTGGTTTCATAGCTTACTTCCAGCACTTGTGCCCTCGGTTCGTACTTCTTTGTCTTTCGGATGATCTCTGCCGTGAGCTTCGCTTCGGCAGCTTCGGCTGGCAGGCTCAAGCAGTCCATGTTCAGGCCAAACTCCCGGTCAAGTGCCTGTTCACCTTCTCGGCTCCCATAAAGCGTCTTGAGACAGTTATATACATCCCGTTCTTCTGTGCTTTCGGACGGATTGATCTCTACATCAATATCGCCCAGTATCAGCTTTTCCAGCTCACCGCTCATGTGTACTCCTTTAGCGTCAAGGTCAGCTTTCCGCTTGTCAGTCCCCAGAACCGATGTACCGCGCCCCATTCATCCGCTACTTTTTCAAGCATAAACGGATTTTGAGAAACCGGCCTGTTGTTGATGATGAAGTAGTCTACTGCTCCGGCTTCGCACAAATCCATTAGGGCGTCAAAGACCTTTCGCGGATTTACTCCCAGCCTTGAACTAAGCGTAATGTTGAACTGATACTCTCGCAGGCCGGGACTTACATATTCGCTTTTATCTTTTCCGCCGATCACGCTGTGCGTCGCCCAGTTGCTCGACGTACTTCCACTGATGTTGTCCGGCGTAAGAACTCGCCAACTTGATACTGTAAACACCAGTCCAGCAAAGCTACCGATGCTGCCCCATGCCATAAAGAACACCCCCTCACTTTACCGGGACGCCGGTATTCCCCGAAACAGTATACGGGCCAGCTTTTGCCGACCCGTCATGTTCGTGCTTGTGATTCACAAGGCTTACGCCATTGATTTTGCAGTCGCCAGAGCCGCCCGAAATATTCACCGTTGCTCCTGTGATTTTCACCGTCGTTCCGGTAATTTCAATCGTTCCGCTCTGGCAAACCTTGACGGTCGAAGCCCCGACCTTGAAGGTCACGTCCCCACCAACAGTGAAGTCCAGATTTTTACCGATGGTCTCTTTTGCATTCCCGTCGATTTTTTCTTCATAGTCTCCGCTATCTCCATCGTATTGTTCAAAGGCTTTGCCCTTCTTATCGTTGTAGTCATACCGGTAACGTTGTTTCTTTCCACCGACCGGCTTGTTATCCTCATTCCAGAACGTTCCGATGCACGTTCCCATTTCCTGACTATCGGAATTGTGGAGAACGCAAACCATAGCACCGACAACCGGCATCCGGTACAGCGCATTTGAAACCACACAGATTTCATCGGTCACAGAACCGTCCCGATCTTCATATGCAACTTCAATTGTGCCATCCTCGTAATTCACTTTGGACACTGTGCCAATGCGAATGACGCTGCTCATCGTGTCACCCTCCCACTCTGCTTGCTGAGACCTTCGTCACAAAACCGCCGGATTTATTCATGGTGTGCCCTACACTGTCCATGTAATATTTTCCGTCGATTTTCCCATATCCTTCCACGTCAATACACTGCGTCGCGCAATATGTCAGGTTTCCCATAGTCGTAAAGGAAATGGTTGTAGCCGAATGGTTTTTGTTGTCGATAGCCGCCTGCAGCTGCCGTTTTGCGTCCGCTTCACTTGATGCATACTGGTTTAGCTTCAACATCCGGTCTGCCGTTCCGATTGTCACCTTGATATTCACTTTTTTCTTTTGGTTAGAATAAGTGAACTCGCCTCCGGTGTATGTTCCTGCCAGCGTTGTGTTCCAGCTCAACGAGCCGGGCACAATGTCAATCGGTTTTACCGTTGCTACCGAATCCTTTTTCTTGTACTTTTCACGGTCAAAAATCCAGATTTTGTTCCGGTATGTTTTGAGGATCAGCCCGTATGTGCTGCAAATTTTCTGCAAGAAAGAGCTGTCATTATCGTCCTGTTCTTTCAGAGCGACGCTGACATCCTCTGCATCCATCTTGCATTCCAAGCCGTACCGCCCAGCAATGGTTTCTGCAATGCGTTTGATGCTCGTGTTCTTCCAAACCTGCTCTCTGTTTTTTTCATGAAAGCTCGTCCCGTTTGGCCGGGCGACCGCTCCAATCGTCAAAACATCCGGGCAGGCCGAAAAGCTCAGATCATCAACTACCAGCGTTCCACAATCCAAAACGGTTCTATCCCCCTGCACGATCCAGTTTGTCGTGCAGAGGGTCGGGTGCAGCACAGCTTCCTTGTCTGGCATCCACGAATCGATCCACTTGTGATCCATCGCGTTTACCTTAATAGAAAGGCTGTCACTCGAATCCGAACCGCTATCGGTGTATGTGAAGTTTTCCACATCTTTGCGGATGTCGCTTGAAATGTCCTTTCCGTCATATTCAAGCGTCAGGAACGCTTGACGTGGCGTAATCATCCCTCACACCTCACCTTTTCCAAGGCGGCAGACTTTCGTCTGTTTTTGCCTTAACTTCCACTTCCGGCGTGGCAAGCACCACCCCGGAATCAAACTTGTACACCTCGATATACTCCCGGTTGGCAGTCATCAGCACATCGGCTTTCAACTCGTCACCGTAGACAGTTTTTGCAATACCATCCCAAGTGTCACCGCTCTTTGTCGTGTAAGACATCAGGCCACCTCCTTATGCATACCGGGTTCGATTGTTTTCTCGGTTGTATTTGTCCATAAAGGCTTTGAACTTTTCGTACTCGTCCTCCATAATCGAAGCAATCTGCTGGCGGTCTGCATCACCAGTGATTGTGATGTTCGGAGCAAATACAAACTGCGGAGAGCTTCCGCCGTTGCCGCCGGGTACAGGTGTATTCTGATATGCGCTCACCGGGATTTCGGACAGCGTGCGCCCGGTATCCCTCGGCGGCAGCACATAAAGCGGCGTTCCTGTGTCTGTAAGGACACCGTCCTGCCAGCTTGAAAGCACCGTGCCGCCGTTGTAGTTTTTGGCTGCTTCGGTCAGTGCAGTGGTTACAGGGCTGTCACTTCCGAGGTACTTGTTCAGCAGAAGCGGAGCAACATCAGCTGCAAGGCTGGTCGCCGCCAGTGCAAGCGAAGCGTCACCAGACATTGAGTTGTTGGCGACCGTCCATAGCATCGACAAAGCGTCGCCGGTGGTTCGGATGCCATTGGAACGCAGTGCGTACTTACCGTATGCTTTGGAGAAATCAATCAGGTTGTCCAGTTTTTCCTTGCTTCCGTCGGTGAAACCGCCGTTTGCAAAATACCGTACACCCGCCGCACGAGTTGCATCCTCGCCAGACACTCCCAGCATCCGGCCTGCACGCACCCAGTTTTCGACGTTGCTATCGTGAACACTAGGCTTGAAGCTGATAACCGCCTCTGTTCCAGCTTCGCCTGCAATGCTGACACCGTGAGTAAAACCGCCGTTCGCAAAGGCAGGCATTGCAACTTCTTTCAGGTTGAAGCCGAATTGTTTTCCACCGAGGGCGGGCACCCAATCAGGCACCGTAAAAGACAATTTGTTCAACGTACCGATGATTGCATTCGCAACCGTAATCGTCACCGATACAATGCCCTTTATCAACCCGACGATGCCCTGAATAACCGGTTCAATCACCGGCAGTAGTCCGTGGATCACATCGACGACGAGCTTGATTGCGTTTATCAGGGTTGTGCCAACCAGACTGATAATCATGCTTATCAGCGGCGACACTGCGGGGAACAATTCGTTTACAGCGAAGCTCATAATATCAGCCAGCAGCGGCTTAATATGATTCACTCCGAGGTCTACGATCTGTCCAATCAGCCCTTTCACCGATTCGATAATCGGTATCACTGCCCCGAAGGTGGTTCCCAAGTCGTCGATACCGAAAATACTCTTTCCGCTCAAGCTCTGCTGGATGTTTTGCAGGTTTTCCAAAGAGAATGCATTGCTCACCGAATCTCGGACGTTGCCTGCAATATCGTGGATTTTACTCGTAAATCCATCAAACATTGCCAGTCCCTTTTCGCCGAACACGTTCCCGACGATCTGGCGGATGTCCTCAAAGTGATCTCCCAGCAGACTGACCACTGCGATGATTCCACCGATTCCGGTAATCACCGGGCCGAAGGTGCCGAGCAATCCCATAAATGCACCGCCCAATTTACCGGCTATCGGGCCTACCGCCGTGTTGACTAGGCTCAGTCCAGAACCAAGGAACTTGAACGTGTCCCCTGTTCCTTTCGCAATTCCCCCGCCAACGTTTAAGGCAAATTGTCCAGCTTTAGTAGATGCTGCGCGGCCTGCCAGATTTTTTACGCCGCCAATTGCCGTTCCTGCAATGTTTTTTGCTCCGCCCAGCAATCCTTGTCCAAAGCCCATAGCCTTTTGGCCCATGTTCCCTACAAAGCCGCCAAGTTGTGTACCGGCAACTTTTTGGCCGATCCACTTTCCAACGCCGACCGTGTTCTGAATAAAGTCTGTCCCCGCCAGATTTTTTGCAGACCTTGCAACTCTGGCTCCGTATTGCCCTATCGAACTGCCTTTCAACAATCCGATTATTCCGCCGGAAGCCTGTGCCTGCTGAATGCT